CATGTAAAACGTGGTGACAAATGATATGCTTGAATTGCTCTTGAAGTAGGTCTAAACCCTTACTGAATATGCCGTGTGTGACATAGAGATACAGGTTAACAGCACCCTTTTCCTTTAGGATTTGCGCGGCCTGATTGAAGGTCGCACCACCATCACAAATGTCGTCAATAATGAGGATATTATAGCTCTCGATGTTGCGACTATACTTATCCAAATTCATACCAGTTATGCGACCAGTTTCAGGGCAGCGTACCTTATGGAGACTAACTGGAATTGATAGGTCAAAGTAGTTACACAGGTCAGCTGCTCGACCATAAGCACCATCATCTGGAGCGCAGATAATTAGGTTACTTAAATCGAAGTCATCGAGCACTTTATAGCGGTCAAAAATATTCGTAGCAGTCACGAAGCAGACATGAGTTTCAGAGAATAATTCCTCCGTCTTAGTCTCATTGTGTACGTCCCAAATACGGATAGTGGTTAACCCTAAGTTATCAAGGAAACTACATATCACCTCAAGGCTATGTGCCTCACCTGGGCTACACACTCTATCCTGTCTGGCATAAGGCAAGTAGATAACATCAAGGTCAATGTCCCAGATACCCATGTTCTTTAAGGCACTGACTGCTAGGGCTAGAAAGGTAATCTCAGAGGCATCAATAGGCTTCCAAGTAAGGATAGCGCGTTCAGATTCAATCTTATGGGGTAATTTTAACTGGAACTCTCCACCTGAGAAGAGGAAATAATCAATCGGTTGGTTGTTCAGTAGAAGCATCGTCTAAGTTCCTTATATGCGATTTCATATGAAGATAGGAGAAAAGGACTCCTGCGCGGAATCCCCTTCTATAGTCCTTGTTCTCATCCGTACTAATTTCCTGCTCGAATTCTTCCATGGCAGCATTAGTATGTACATCAATGAACTCATTCAGCTGCTTCATCATTCTTCCTCAAGACTTTCAGTAAGTGATAAGCCAGACGGTCAATCACCGCTAGCCACATCATCAGAATCATCGTAATCAGTACAATGTCTGCCCATAATGGCATAGTATTATTCGATATAGCCCATGGAAGTATCGCACCTTGCATGAAGATGAACACCGCGACAAACGCAATTACCTTAAATACCATCATCCTCATTTCTTACCTCCTACGTTAATGAAGGGCATTGCGCCACCAGCATTAGTAGTAGGCAACTGACCATCCCATTTCAGTATCGCTTGGTATTGAACAAATTCTGGAGTGAGGCTTTCAGCAAGGATTTTATTGGCTTTAGCCTGTGATTCAGCATTGAGGGTAATCTGCTTGGCATTGGCTTCTGCCTCGATGACACGCCTCTCAGCTGCGGCTTTTGCGTCAACGATAGTCTTCTGAGCTTCCGCTCGACTTGTAGCAACCTCATTTTCAACTCGCATTGCGTTCTGAGAAGCCTGAATCTTTGTATTAATCGAGTCCACGACATTAGTCGGTAGTTGGAATGAACCCACGAGGTAAATCTTATCCACTTCGATACCATTCTCAGCTGCTTCCTTCTTCACGAGTTCGTTAACCTTAGTGATGAACTTCTCTTTACCAGAGCCGTAAATCGCCTCAACCGTCATGGTGCTTGCGACTTCATTCATGGCATCACGCACTTGGTTATGGAGAAAGGTATTGGTAATCTCTTCTATGCCTAGGCGGTACTTCTGGAAGACTTTAACCACATTGTCTGGCGCAATATTGTAGGTAATACCCGCAGAAGTGGTAATGGACAACCCTTCTGAAGTCTGCATTGTGATGGCTTGCTCACCAGTCCATGAATAGTTCTGTAAGAAGGTTGGGAACAAATACATTTCCCGATTCCATCCCATGTAATAACGACCTACTCCGGCTGACAGCTCAGAGACTCCCTTCTCGCTACCATATAGGTTCACGATGACACCACGATAACCAGCTGGAACACGGGTTAGATTACAACCCACATACAGAGCTGCAATCAGGGTAAATCCACACGCCACACCTGCTTGAATCTTATGCTTCATCTTCATGTTGCTTCCTTGTGTAATTAAACTTTCTTCCTTGTCTTCGGCTGTTTAGGCTTCTTGGGATTACGGATTAGGTACGGGTCTTCCTCATCAGGCATCAAATCACCTTCAGTAATTACGGCTAATTTGAACTGCTGCTTCCATGGAATATATCCTTGTTCCTTCCACTTCGTCATATTCTGTGAGGCTATCTTTAGGGCTAGGCAAGCTTTATTCAGATTGCCAAACCATGTCTCAACTTCATCAACGGTCATTGGCTCTCTCCGGTCAAGTAATATGCTATTGTAAACTAAACCTAGTTTGAATTCCATATAGATTGTAGTGTATAATAAATCCTTTCCAGGGAGGAAAATTATGCTAACGGATGAGCAACGCCTTAAGAGGCACGAAGGGATAGGTGCGTCTGATACACCTATCATTATGGGTTACTCTACATACAAGACACCATACCAGTTATACCTAGAGAAGATTGGGGCAATCGACTCAGATAATGAAATGACTGAGCAGCAATATTGGGGAAATGCTTTAGAGCCAATCATTATCAATCGCTTTGCTGAAGAAAATGATGTGCAAGTTACGTTCCCAGATACCGTTCATCATCCTGAGTACCCTTTTATATTTGCCAATCTGGATGGCTGGATTGAATCTGAGAACGCAGTCATTGAGGCTAAGTCTGCCAACAGTTTCCAGCGAAAAGAATGGGACATGGCACTTACAGATGGCATTCCTCTGGTGTATCTCATTCAAGTCGCCAAGCAGTGCCTTATCACTAATGCCACTAGAGGTTACTGTGCTGTGCTCATCGGAGGCATGGAGTACAAGCAATTCATATACGAGCGTGACGCAGCTCTCGAAGACCTCATCCTTAAAGCAGACATTGAATTCTGGCGTTGTGTTCAGAACCGTATTGAACCCGATCCCATTTCTACTTCAGACTGCCGATTAAAATTCCCCAAACCTCATCCAGACAAAATAGTTCAATCAAACTTCAGGACAGCTAATGCCCTTGTAGGACTCATGAATGTCAAAGCTTCGATAAAAGATTTAACGGAGCAGGAAGATAAGATGAAGATGGAACTCATGTCGCACATGGGGAACGCTGAATATCTTGTGGGGCAAGACGGTGAAATGTTGGCCACTTGGAAGGCCACGAAGAAAGGTACACGAGTCTTTAACATAAAGTGAGGGATCACATGGAAACTACAGAGCTAGCAACGGTTAGCGAGAAATCGCTGGAAGTCAATCACATGAGAACTGGTCGGTTAGATGACAGTTTGTTCTCCAAAGAATTAGCACCACACTATATGAAGTTAGCAGGTCAGCTGGCTACATCAGACTTGGTTCCTAAGTCATTCAGAGGTAAGCCACAAGATTTATTTCTGTGCTGGGCATTAGGCTATCAGATTGGAATGTCACCTGAACAAGCAATGCAATGTATTGCCATCGTCAATGGTAAAGCAGTAATGTGGGGTGATGAAATGCTTGCCCTGTGTATGTCCCACCGTGAGTTCGATGACATTATCGAGACTCCAATCGTGAAGAATGACGCAGTAATCGGCTATAACTGTACGGTTAAACGTAAAGGGAAGGCTGATAAGGAGAGCGTCTTCACATTGGATATGGCGAAGAAAGCGGGTCTGCTTGCCAAGGGTGGAGTATGGAATCAATACCCTGAGCGCATGTTGAAGCTTCGAGCTAGAGGGTTCTGCTTACGTGATGCGTTCCCTGATGCTTTAAAGGGCATTAAGTCCCGTGAAGAGGTTGAGGATTACATCATTGATGGTGAATATACTCCATCTGAGCACAAAGGTTCACGTACTGAGCGGTTGAAAAAGGACATTCTCACTAAGCAAGGAGTCAGCAATGTGGACGTGGTTTATGGATCAGTGGCAACTGAGGAACATAAGGTCTCTATCGAAACGCCTCAAGAAGACGAAGAACATCGAGATGAAGCAGAAGATAGCGAGGAAGCAGCTCGATTGCATATTAAGATTAAAGAACTCATCACTGAGAAACAGTTTACTGAAGAACGATTAGCCAAGGCTTTAGCCTACTATGAAGTCGGAAGTATTGAAGAGCTGGGCTGGGAAGGCGCACATCATTTTACGCAACAATTACTGAAACTATAAGGATATATCATGGTTAACCAAGGAACGATTTTAGGCCGAGTCGGTAAGATTGACACGAAGACTACTGGCAGTGGCGTGAAGATTACCAATTGCAGCATGGTGACTTCTAAGAAGTTCGTCAAGAACGGTGAGAAGACTGAGAAGGTTACATGGCACAACGTCACCCTATTCAATAAACTTGCTGAGATTGCGGAGAAGTACGTGAGCGTGGGTGATTTGCTGTATATCCAAGGCGAAATGGATAACCAGAAATACACTACTCAAGACGGTCAGGAGCGCACAAAGTTCTTCGTAATAGCGCACGACTTGAAGCTTATGCCAAAATCGAAAGAACACGCTGCCGCTCCTAAAGACAAGTCTTATGACGCTGGCATAGAGGATGATGAAATCCCCTGGTGAGAAGATAGATAATCCTTCATGGTGCTGATTACTTCTTCAGCACCGTAACAAATCTCAGCTCTGTAGCCCACGTCCTTCATTCTCTGTAAGAATGCTTTCTGCTCAGCACTTGGTCTGCCTATCTTGGATTTGACTTCAATGAATAGCCCATGGAAGCCTCCACAAGGCCACGCCATGAAGAGATCACTCGCACCCTTAAGTACGCCCATCCGTTTCATAATGTAGCCAGCGTAGTAGCTAGCCTTTCGCTCATTCCCAATATGTAGCGTGTGTAATGCTATGTTAGGGTGTTGTGCTCTAAGCCAATCCATGGCTGCTATTTGCTCATTCGATTCTGTGTGGCGTTTTACCACCGCGCCCTGTTCATCCATCCGTTTCTCGCCCATTCCATGGCAGGATTCGCTGCAATAATCTCTGTGTACCTATGCTTGGCACACTCCCTTAGCTCTTGACGCAGCTTGGTTCCATCCGTGGAATTAGCTGCTCCAAAAGTTTGTCCACCTAGTAGTCCGTCAACTGTAATGGGCTGCTCTCTCAAGCGATTGATAGCAATCTGAAGCAACTTATGAGCCGCCATGCCACCCATGTTAACGGCTAGGTCGAACACTTTCTCTACTACTACGAGTTCATTAAATCCGGCATATCGGTACTTGTCCCACCAATATTTTCTGTAAATACCTATTGCACCTTTCAGCGGAAGACCTATAATGTCTTCCTTATCGACTTTACCGTCTCCATTAATGTCATATCCTATGGAACGTAAATATCGAAGTGATATACCCCATTGCGTTACGCCACCTGGGTCACGTTTATCTATGGATAAACCACCTTCGTGCGCAAGAATAGATTTGATGCAAGCCTGAAACGTCTCTTCATGAGTCATTAGCACACTCCATGTTCAAAGTGAGAGCCACCGAATAGGCGAACTCCTAAATAGAATTTAGATGCGGTGAATGGGGTTACGTTTTCTGCGATTAATGCTGAGTACAGTACTTCATCAGCGTACTGGCGAGTAATGTCATTAGGACAGCGATATAAGTAATCGTGGAGGATTGCAGGAGCCACGAAGCCTGAATATTGAGGTGAAAAAATTGGCCATAACAAGCGCGGAACGCTCGCCAAATCCGTCTCAAAACCTTTAGGTATGGTGTATTTCTTATCATCTACGCTCACTCGAATCGCTTTGCAAGTCTTATAGTCATACCCTGTGAACGGGATAATACATGGCTGACTGTTAAATTTTACTCGATGAAAATGAGCACACCCGACCAGATAGGCCAGTGATAGATAAGTGGTAAAGATGAACACCAATCCTTGGCGTACTATTCTCATGCTAATCCCTGTTAAGGATATCTGTGGAAAAAGTGGAGTAATTTCAGGTAAGGACGCTAAAAAAAACCACAGATATCATCTTCAGTATAGCATTGTCTTTGAACAATAAAAGGATAGCTGAATTATGAGTTGGTTAGTCGGAATTATCGTAGTCGGAAAGCGGATTTTCTAGCGTACCCCTGTGTCGTCACTGCGGGGAATAACGCATTAATCGGTCAGTCGAGACTTCGGATATAAGCTGTA